CGTCTCCGCCTCCGCCGCGAGATCGTCGTTCCGCGCCGCCCGTGCGAGGCGGGCCAACAAGAGTTCCGTCGTCTGCGATCCGTGCATGCGTCCTCCGAAGGTGGATGTTCGATACCGTCGTCTTGGTGCATCCGAACATCTCGGACACCTGCCTGTATTTCATGCCCTGCATGACCGCCGCCCGTATCCGAAGCACGGCCTCGACGGGCATCGGGATTCCCTTGTCAGCCACGGCCAGCCCGTCGCTTCGCGGCCTCCATCATCTCGTCACCGATAAACTCCCGGTACACGGCGAGCGCCCTGTTCGCCTCGTCGCGCTCGGCGCGGAGGCGCTCGATCTCGGTAGCCGCGTCATCCATCAGGCACGGCGCAAGGCACTCGCGGTTCGCTCGGAGTCTGTTCACGATGTCTGTTAGGTCGGTCATTGTGCCGCCCCCCATGCGGCGACCCGCTGCGTGACCTCTGACGATTGCGGCGAGCGAGATGGGTCGTTGGTCGCTGTCAGCGACGGCGCGACGGAGAGGTATCTCATGGCGTTTCCTCGTCGAGGCGGGACAGTTCCTGCATCGCGTACTCCGACAGCCGCCTCCTCATGCTGGCATCGGCTTCCCGGAGATCGGCAATCGTGGACATGGCATCCCTGATCGTCGCCCGGTCACGCTGCGATATCGAATCGACCGCCGCAAGCCTAACGAGAATGTCATCCGCGTACTTCGTGCGACATGCGCTGCACCTCGACTCGTCATCGCATGCTCCATGCTCACACGTCGTTCCGTTCTTGTGCGCTTCCATGCTGCTGCCTCTCCTTTCGGCGCTTCCTGTATCTTGCGACCGCCGCTGCCTGACCCGCCGCGCAGCGGAGGCATCGGCACCCGTACTGGTATCCCGTGTACGGCTTGTTCTCGGGGAACATGCACCGCTTCGTTTTCTTGTTCGACACCCGCTTCGATGCATGGGCGCGGAGGAGCGCCCGCTGGATCGTCGTGTAGCACCTTTCGCGGAGCGCGTCCACGCATTGCTCGCACCTGCACCGGGCATGCTTGTACGCATAGTTGCATGAGTACCCGGTGACCGGGCAGGTGCGAGCCTTTGCCTTCGGCCTGCTCAAAACGGAATCCCGTCGTCATCGAGCGAGGGGATCGAACCCGGCTCCGCCGGGGGCGACGTGCGCACCTGCACGATGCGGGGCGGCGCGCCCTCTTTCTTGGACGCCTCGGTGATGACCCACAGGGGCGCACCCTTCGATGCCTTCACGACGCCGAACAGCGCGGTGTCCCAAACGAAGAACGAGTCCCCGTTCGAGTCCTTGATCTTGACGTACGGGGACTGGTTCTTCCCGGCGACGCCCTCGTCGATGAACTTCGGCACGACCTCGATCCACTCACCTTCGGCAGCAGCGACGGACTCCTGCCTCGGGGCCGGGGCGACCTGCTTGGGCGCGGGGCGCTCGGCCACGGGCGCGGAACCGCGTGCCTCCTGCGGCTTGAACGTCTCCCGGCGCGGCTCGGTGCGCTGCGTCCGGTCGTTCTCTCCGTCATCGTCCTCGTCGCCCACGATGCCGCAGATCGCGGCCAGCGCGTAGCGGCGCAGGTAGGTGATGGCGCTGCCCATCTGCTGCACGGTCGCCTTGTCGGGCAGCGGGAACATTGCCGTGTCCTCGATGCACTGGCCCGACGAGTGGATCAGCGAGGTCGTGACCGTCACCATCCCCTCCTGCATGCTCACGGTCTGCACCGTGGCGATCCCGTGCTTGGCTAGCGGGACGCGCACGGCGTTCAGGATGCTGCCGAGCGTGGCATAGCGGTTCTTGAAATGCGGGTTGATGCGGTCGAGTTCCGCGTTGCGGATTTCCAGATTGGCCTTGGCGAGCGCCGCAGCCAGTTCTCCGACGGTATCGGTGCGCTTCATTTGTTCAGTCTCCAGTAGGGGCGAGAAGTTCGGTCTTGGCGTAGGCGGGAATGCGGATCTCCACGATGTCCTCGCTCCATCCGCGTCCCGGCTCGTCCATGAATCGACGGTACAGGTCGGATAGAGCGACGAGGCGAGCGTCCGCGATGTCGAGGTCCTCGGAGTTCAGGGCGACGCAGGAGCAGGCGTGAGGCGGGTTCTTCTCCACGAAGATCAGCACCACGCTCGACACTTCATGCCCTGCGAGGCGCAGCGCCTCCCGGTAGAAGGCGAATTGCGTCCAGTACCCGAAGTCCCATGCGGCCTTCGCGCAGGCTTGCGGCGAGGCCAGCCCGCCAGTGGATTTGATGTCGATGATCGTCCCGGTGGACTCGATCCAGCCGTCGATGCGGGCCTTCATCGGGATGCCGAACATCTCGCCCTTGAGCGTGATCTCGACGTTGTCTCCGCAGGCGGCAAGCAGTTGTCGTGCGGACTGGTTGGACATCACGCCGCCGCGCATTTCCTCGACGAGGTTGGACTCGTCCTTCGTGAGGATGGTGCGACCCTCCGCGACCTCCTTGAACTTCTCGAACTCCTCCTTCCCGGCCTTGGTGCGGCGGTCGCAGTCCGGGGCGGTGACGAAGTCGAGTTCGTAGGCCGTCGGGGTCAGCAGCAGGCTGTGCAGGGCGCGGCCGATGCGGAACGCAGGGGTGTCCTCGTCGTTCTCGCGGTCGGCAAGCAGGTGCAGCGGCGTGGACTTGTCGAGCGTCTTGAGCGCGGACGCGCTCATCAGGTTCCAAGCGTGGTACTCCCTCTCGGGAATGCCTTTCAGGATCTTCATGTGCAGGCTCCAGTTGTGCGCGGCGGAATTGCCGTGCGCGGTGTATGGTAGATAGTCATTCACGCCCGTCAAGGGCGTCGGCAGGAAAATGGCAAGTTTATTTTTCGGGGGTGCGCCTGTAGCCGCATCGCCACAGCACCCTGCTCATCTCCTTGCTGGCCTCGGTCACTTTCTCCTCGGTCCACGAAGGCTCGATGCAATGCAGCAATTCGTGGATAAGGGTGTCCAGCATCTCCTCATCGCCCTGCCATGTCCCGATGCGGATGCGGCGGCCTTCCGCCCTGCCCGGATCGACCATGTCGCCGTAGTCCCTCAACTGCGGGACGAAGCGCAGGTTCCACCACTTGTTGTTGAGTTTGACGCGCATGTCAGTGCGCCGGGAAGAACTCGGGCCTCAACTGGTAGCGGGTCTGCTTGTTCACGATGTTGCAGTGAAGCGACAACTTCATCTCGACCGCGCCGATGATCTCCGGGGTGCGTCCCTGCTCGACGTGGAAACCCATGTAGCCGTCCGCGAACTCGTCCTTGTACGTCCCGACCCGGACGTGGTGCTGGATGTCGTGGACGACGCGGGGACCGCCCTTGTCGCAGACGATCCTCTCGCGGGCGAGCGGCATGACCCACTGCTTGTGGACGTGTCCCTGCACGACGACATCCGCGTCCGGGATGACCGCCGCCTGCCGCCGCACCTTGAGGGTGTCGAACGACATGAGCGCGGCACCGCCGCTGCCGTGGAAATACTTCAGGTTCATGGAGTACCTGTGCGTCCCGATCGCGCAGCGGAACAGAACCCACCCGCCGTAGCCTCCGGGATACACGCGATGGCTCGACAGGTGGCTCATGCGCTCGCACAGCCGCTCGGTCAGGTCCGTCTCCTGATTCTTGAGGATCGCGGTTTCGTGATTGCCGCGCCCGATCACGACGCATGACTTCGCGTAGGGGGCGTAGAACTCCGCCGCATGCTTGACCACCGAGTCGAAGTAGTCTGGCGCGGTGGCATCCTCCTCGCGGACTCCGACGCGGCTGCGCCGCGGATCCGCCCTGCCGCCCATCACGCAGAACAAGTCGCCTACGTCGATCCACCCGCCGCCGATTTTTTGGATCCTGTCGAGGTGCTTGCGCTCAAGTTCGTGATTCGACAGCGGGTTGTCGTGATGTGCGTCCCCTCGGAGCAGGAAGACCCATGAGTCCGTGACACTGTCGGCCTTGAGGTCAACGATGTGGATGTTTCGAGCCGCTGCTGTCACGGACCATGAGGTCTTCATGGCACCACACCCTACAGTCCGACCATCAAGGAAAGAACAGCACCCGGCGTTTGGATGCACGGGTGCTGCTTCCGGGGGCAAGGAAAGCCAGCAGTCGGCAGACCGTCCGACATGTGGCGGAGGAAATATACACCCGCCGCTTGACCTGTCAAGGAATGGCTGTATGATTCCCGCCCGAGAGCAGGTGCAACCCTCTCGACATCCTGATGCCGGGCGTGGCGCGGGTACGCTTGCACCTGCTCCCCGCGCCACCCCGGTTTATTGGAGGCTCCATGCCGAATCTCCCGTGGTTCTCGATGTATCCGACCGACTTCCTCGTCAGCACCGCCACCCTGACCGCGGTGCAGGGGTGGGCGTACACCCAACTGCTCATGTATGCGTGGACGAACGGCGGCATTCCAGACAACCGAGAGACATGCGCACGCATGACCCGGTGCGACATCACCAGCGAGGACTGGGCCGTTCTCCGCGCCCGTTTCGTCCTCGAAAAGGACGGGATGCTGTCCCATCCGCGTCTCGAACAGGAGCGAAACAGCGCAACCGACCGCAGGGCAAGGGCTTCCGAGCGTGCGACCGTCGCCGCCAAGAGCAGATGGAAGGGCAAGCGCGATGCTCCGAGCATGCCGGACGAATGCGACGAGCATGCGTCAAGCATGCCCACTACAACCACAACCACAACCACAAACAACCCCCCTACCCCCCGCAAGCGGGGGGAGGTGGTGGAGGAGTTCGACTGGAAGCCTCCGACCGATCAACTCGACAGGATCGCACGGTCCAACCCGACCATCGCGACCCGGCTCGAACGGGCGAGGAGCGGCGACCTGTTCGCCCGTGAACTCGACGGAACCCGCAAGGCGGTCAGCGCCGAGCAGGTCATGG